TGCATCAACTTGATCTTTTTGAGCATCTTGAGCTAACTCTTGTTGCTTTAATTGTATAACAGGATCAGGTTTACCTTGACCACTAAGTTGTGCTGATAATTGTTTTATCTCTGCCATAAACTGAGCTTCTAACTTAGCTATTGTTTGGTCCATTTGATCTTGAGGTATTCGACCTTGTTGAACTAAGAACATCGTTTGTTCTTTTGCTTTCATGGATACGTGTTCTAAAACATGTTTTTGAAGTTTCATTGCCATAGGAGGATTACCTAAAATCATCTGATTAGTTCCAAATATTAAATGATTTTGTATGTGTGCATCGTGATCTTGAGCTTCATATACCTTTAATAAGTTTCCATCTAATAAATCAGCATGCTCCGTGGCAGGATCTTTAGGAGCCATTGGTGTATCTTTTCTTAAAATTTGATCAATATCTTTAACACCCAAAGCTTCATACATTCTTCGATAAGCCTCTTTGATATTGTGAATATCAGGAGCACTTTGAGCTAATTGTAGTTCAGTTTGAGCCAACGTAACTCTTTGAGTTGTAGAGAATATATTAGGGTCAGAGACAGGAAGAACATCAACACGATCACTAAAGTCTTCAGCCTTAACTGTTCTATCTGCACCTTCTACAGAGTAAGGATATGTTTCAGGTAAATACTCAGAAAACACATCAAAAAGTAATTTAAATTCTTTCTTTTGAGAATAGTGACATCTTTTATGAATGCCTGACATAACCTTTGAGCCCCTCTCTAATAATGCCATTGTTGTTCCTACAGGAGCGTTTTGATTTGCATCACCAACTTGTAAGTCAGTAATAGCAGCAAATCGCTGTCCTGATTGTACAACAAAGCCTAGAAGACTAAATAAAGTTTGAGAGGGTTCTTTGTAAGGTAGTGGTAAGAGAGCATTTCTTAAGTCACCATTAGGTGCATCAATGTCTCTAAATTCTCCTGGTTGTATTGGTTCTGCATCGTCTCTAATTTTAAGTCCTCTTGACTTAAATCCTGCTGGTAAATTTGCTAATGTACCTGCGTCTATTAATTGTCTTAACATTTGTGTTGCTGCTCTTGATAGAGAACCAATCAAATGAATTAAACCTAGGCCATAGAAACCTATACCTGGTAAAAACTTATAATGAACAAAATATCTTTTCTTTAACTTTTTCTCGTCATCTTTTGCGTAATTTCTTCTAATGCCTACAATCTTTCCTGAACCATCTTCTATGGTAACAATGTAAGGTATTTTAATTCCTGTAGGCTCACCATCCATGCCTTTGTCTTCGAATCCTTCCAAATCTAAAGAAACATGAAACTCATAAAGTCTAATTGATTTATCGATATAAGAAGGTTTGATACCTTCCATTTCATCATATTTTTTTTGTACTTCTGAAGGATCTACTTCGGAAGGCATAATCTCTATGTCTTTATAAAATCCTGAAACTTGTTTTTTTCTAAAATCATTGTAGCTCATGTTAATGATCTGAGTTATTCTTTCACAAGAATCTAAATCGCTTGCCATGTAGTTAACTACTAAATCTTCTGCTGGAATAAACTTTGATACAGCTCTATCCATTAACTCATCAAAATAAACTTTTTTAAACGTAGAGCCTGCTAGTGGTAAATAAAATAACATTTGATCAAACTCAGGAGTGTAGTCTTCCATTTTATTCATCAACTGATAGTTCATAAATTCTTGTACACGTTGAGACTGAGCATACTTATCAGGAGTCTCTTCACCCATAACTGCTGTTCGAACAGGACCGTTAGCGGGTAAAAGTTCTTTAAACGCTGTTGCTTGAAATTGTGTTGCACTTTCAGCTAACAAAGGATGAGTTACTCCACTAGCACCTGAGAAAGGTCTAGTTCTTTGCTCATACTTTAGTCCAAGTAAATCTAATCCTTTGATATAACTTTCTTCCCAATCTTTTCGAGAAGATCGATCATTTTCTAATTCAGAAAGTAATTCATCACTAAGTCTATCTAACTCCTGTTCATCCATAGATTCAGATAAGTTTGAATAGAATTCTATCTCTTGAGGCATATCGCTCATAGGATCAAAGTCTAAAGTTGCACCACCCTCTTCGTCTATTTCAATTTCTAATCCTTCAGGAGTAGGGACTCGCTGTCCGTCAATTTCTACTTCAGTTTCTTTTTTTAAAATTTCAAGTTCAGGCTTACCACCTAGGTCTAGAGATTTATCAATATTATCTACCATAATTTATTTTTCCAATAACAGTATCTATATCAGCTAACCCATCATTTACAAGTGGTCGTCTTTTAGGAATGCTTATACTTCCACCTTTGAATTTTTTAGTTGGCGACGTAATTTCAATATCTGAAGTCTCGCCTTGTCGAAGTTCTGCATCGGACTCGGCTTTGAGTTTTTGATCGAGGACTTCTTGGGCCGCTGTTCCATAGTCTTTTGGTACACTTTTTACTCCTAACTTAGTATATAATCCTTGCTCAAAGTACCACCTAATGGCCTGAGTGTCACGAACTGATTTCCCAATCAAATTAGATAAGTCAGTCATATACTGATCAAATTTTGTTTTCATTTTTATAGTTGGAGTTCCTGTATTTTCCATAACAGTTCCGTCTTTATTAGAAAGAATCTTACCGTCATTGTCTCTGACGTACATCTTTCCACCCATCAATCTATTCATTCCTCTAATATTCCACATGTCAGTCACGTTGTTGTCATCGGTTCCATAAAGATTAGCCATGAACTCACCAATCTTAGGACCAAATGCTCTGTGTCCTGAATATATGTCATCATTTCTTACGCCTCCTGATGCCTTACCTAAATTACCATATTCTTTTCTAAATTCATTTAGTTCTCTACCTGTCATCGGTGTGTGTAAAAATTCTAGAAAAGCATCTAGTCCATTCGCCTGAATATAATTATTCGCTAGGTTTAATTGTTTAGCTAAGTTAGATCCACGAACAGTCCACCCCTTTCCTGTATAAGGATTTGTCAAGGGTATCTGTCCTGTGTCTGCAAATATGTCTGCTATTTGTAACGCCGCTTTAAAATCAGTTCCTACACTGACACCTGAGGATGAGATAGCAGTTGTGAAAATAGTTAGATCTTTAAGGTTAGGATCTTTTGCAAATTTAGGATTAATTTTCACAGCAATTTCCATAGCTTCTCTAACACCGTCATCATACCAACCCTCACCTGTCACCTCTTGGCCCAATTGATAATTAATCTCTTCCACTCCCTCTTCCAACATAGTTTTATAATCCTTGTCATTGAAGATATCTCTTTTTATACCTTTATCTAAAAATTCTAAAATGTTAGGAATTTTAGTTTTACTTGGTGTAACTAATTTTTTAACGTTAGATATAAAGCTTGTCCCTGATAATATTTGAAGAGGCTTTGACTTTTCTATGTCTTCTTTGTCAGGAGCTAGAGGAGTTAAGTCGGATGGCTTAATCGGATCAGGGTCCTTAGGCTTCTTACCTTTGTCCTCTTTTTTTACGACCTTTTTTTCTTTATCTTTTAAAAAGTTGATTGCATTTGGCGCCGCAAAATTTTCGATGATATCGTATACATCATCTAAAGTTATATCACCGAGAGCCAAGCCTCGTTGTATCTGACTAGCTTGTTGCGCTCCCACAGTGGCCACGAGCAACGGACCGAGGATCGCGGGATTAGTAATATACTGAATCATCTTAGTTACCTGTCATCACTTATCCAAACACAATCCATTGTCTAAAACTATTTTCTCATTAGTCTCAATCCAAACTCGTGCACCACAGGATAAAGGTTTAGTAGGACTATAGATAACTTTTGCAACAACATTATTATTCTTATCAAAAATTTCTACATTCTTTGCGTAATCGTTTGACTTAGAAGTTTTGCAAGTAATCACAGGCTCCTCTAATCCATGTTTTTTATTTGCTCGAATCTTGTGTTGGTTAATATGAATTATTTTTTTTACCATCTCAATTACCTGTCATCACATCTTTATCATCGTCAATAATTAATTTTGTATCATGGGTGATGCCATGCTTATCGTAGTTCTCTAAAACTTTTATTAATTCATCTTTACTCATGTTTTCTAGAGGAGTGTCGCTTTGAACCTTGTTATCGTAAAAGCCAGCAACCTTACCTCTATTAACTTCAGCAGCCACGGCCGCCGAATAGTGTTTATGTTCTCTTGCTTCCTCTCTGATTTGTTTTAAGGAGGCCAAATGAGAAGCAGTGGATACTCCATACATTTGATGCAGATCTTGTTTCATCTCATTGACAGCCTCCACTACGAAAGGATTTAAGTGAGGGTTCATTAGATCAGTAGCAGTCTGACGTGCACGGTTCATTGAATAGCCCGCTTTCCGTGCTGCTTCGGCAGCGGAACATTCTCCGAGAAGAACTTTATGAACGTACTCATAAACAAAAATCATCTGCTTCGGTGTTAATTTTTGCTTTAGTCTCCTGTCATCAGGATTGATTAATTTTTTAGTAGTATTCATATATTCGTTTTTCCCTTGGCTCCATGTCATCATCGTCATCGTGCAAAGAAATAAAGCTTCCCTGCCTGTATCTTAACAGTGCTAAGGTGGTTGCGTCAACAAGATCATCGTGCTCTCCATAAGGAAAAGATGCTAACTCTTCTTGAACTTCTTCAGCCCAATCGTGCTCCGTTCTCCAAACATGACCTGCTTCAAAAATAGGAGACACAGAATTTAATCTAACATGTTTATCCATACCACGGTTAGGAGAGAAAGCTTGAGCGTATACTCCAAATCGCCTGAGCTCCTGTATCAAGGGTGTCCCTGATGCTTTGGCTTCAATTATAACACTATCAGGCTTATAGACCTGAAGTTGTTCCTTTGCTACTTGTTTTAGCTCAGGAAAATCCCAACGACCTTTTTTAGCGTTCAAAAGTATCAAATGAGTCTCATTTCCTTCATTAGGATAGAATACTCCCCAAGTTGTAATAGCTGAATAGTCAGCAGACTCCTTTTTTGAAAACGCAGTATCATAACTTTGTATGGTATAGGCACATTCAGGTGGATCTTCCTTTTGCCAAATGTTCCACCATTCACGTTTAATGATACTTGTACCGTCATGAGTAGGATTTTGTTGCCATTGTGCGCTCCACTTGGTGGGAACAAGAGAAGCTTTAACCTTATCGAGCTCATTTAACTTCCAATACTGTGGCCAAATAGGTTTTCTCTTCTTTTCGTCATCATCGTCTAAAATTGCCGGGAATTCTATGATGTCCCATTTGTCTGCTTTCATATCTCCCATTTTTTTTATCAAATGGCCTGTTAGATCCTTGTCAGACCAACGAGTCATAACAATTACAATACTTCCTCCAGGTTGCATACGCTGTCTAGGTCCTGATGTGTACCATTCATAGGCATTATCCATGGCTGTTTCAGACAAAGCATCTTGTTCTGAGTGTGGATCATCAATAATTAATAAATCAGCACCACGACCTGTGATTGCACCACCAACACCTGCCGCAAAATACTCCCCTCCGAGGTTAGTCTCCCATCTTCCTGCTGCTTGGTTATCAGTTCTTAACGTTACATCAGGAAATACTCCTCGATACTCTCTAGTGTTCATTAAGTTTCTAACTTTTCTACCAAATCGAATAGCAAGTTCACCTGTGTGAGTCGCTTGAATAATTTTTAGCCGGGGATTTTGCCCTATCATCCATGCCGGGAATAAAAATGAGGCGAACTCACTTTTTGTGTGACGTGGAGGCATGTTCACAATGAGCCTTTGATTCTTTCCTGTCAAAAACTTTTGAAATTTTTCTGCAATCTTAATGTGATGTGGTCCTTCTACAAACTCAGGCCACATAGATTTAACAAATCGCATGAAATTACCACGTGCATGCTCTTGTTCGATCTTCTTTCTAAGCAATACCATCGCCTTTAATTGATTAGAATCGAGTTTTGAATAGTCTATGTGCATTTTTTACTCCCATAGTGTGTATATGTTGCCAGGACAAGGCCAAGGTCGTGCGGAGCGGGGCCAAATTTTGGGGGCTCGCTGATCGTTAATTTAATGGTCAGTTTCATTTGCTCTAAGTACCTAGGCCCATTGTTGCATAATCTATATTATAGGAACGCAAAACGCTATATTTTTCAACACTTCTAGCACTTTTTTTATTATACGATCTAGATCTAGTGGTCATGGTTCAAAATTTCGCTGATCGAGGACCATGGTTGGCCCACGTGGACCGTGCAAAGTGGTTCGTTTTCAACGTTTTCTGACAAAAAGTCGATATCCTTCGATCTATACAGAAAAAAGGCCCTCTCTTTGAGGGACCTTTGTAAGATAAACAGTCCGTTCGTAATATGTTTGTATTTGTGATGAAATGCTTTTTGGTGTGGCCTTAAACTTTGTAACAATCTAGAACGCTCACAAGCCTTACATTCAACGAACAAACTACGTCCAAATTTGTTAAACAAAATTAAATCAGGGAAACCGTTTATTGTAGTAGTTTCAATACGAATTGGATTAAAGTCGCTAAGCTTTTCCTTTACCATTTTATATAAATTCTTTTCAGCACTCATTCAAAATTAGACCGTTACATATTACAGATATTTAATCAATTTGGTACTAGAGAATTTTCCATAACTTCTTTTAAAATAATCAATTTGGAAAAAGGGTTCAATTACCTAGGGGGTCAAAAAAGTCAGTAAAATCAATAACCACCTATCACACTATACACACTACTAAAAATGAGAAGTGTGATGGGTAAAACCCACCTAATTAAAGTTAAAACCGTTAAGCGGACACTATCACACTTGTTTTAAAATATTTTTATTTTTTATTTTTATTTTTTCAAAAAAACCTAAGTACTGTGATGGTGTGTCTATTTTGTTCGTACTTTGTTTGTTCGTACTTTGTCCACGGTCAACGGTCCCTGTCGCAATTTGCAATAAAATATAACAACTTCTCATAAAAAAAATACCCTTTAAATCCATTTTAAGAGCCATAGAGCATATAATAAATTATCATATAAAATCATACACGGACCTTTTTAAAACGCTCTAAAAACGCAAAAAAATGCCTGTGGATAACTTTTCGATTGTAATAATTTATGACCATTTTTTTTAATTATTTATCTTTTTTTATAATAATTTATTTTACTTTTAGATAAAAATCAGTATTATTTTAACAATGACAAACCATACTTTAGAAACCACGCTAGAAAAAAATAAGCCAGTTACCATTTTGGGGAATGCTGACGATATTTTAGCCATTGGGTCTAAGGTGCTAAAACACTTAGCCAATTAAATTTGGGGGTAGCCTCTTCTTGAGGTCCTTGTGGGTTGCTGAGGTTGGGCCCTATATACTTGCCCCTCAGTGCACAGATAACTCGAACCAATCGAGGTAAGCTTCCAAACCTTATCTTGAAACGCTTAGAGGGAGTCTGCGAACAAAGAGTTCAATCGATGACACCGATAAGGAAACAGTCAAACAATAATCTTTATGTATTTTTGATAGGGCTACTTAGTTAGCCTTATCATGAATGCATAAGCATTCAGTAAAGGAGCAAATACAATGAAAAACAAGAACGAAGACTTAGCCTATAAGGTTTACAGAAAAGCCATGGTATCAGACGATACAGGCTATCTTTTAGCTGTTTGGTTTCAAGAGTATGCCAACGAGATTTCTAAAAAATCTCTTTTAGAAATGTTAGATGAAGTTGATAATCATTTAAATGATGAACAACAAGCTGTGTGGAAAAAGAGGAAAATAGAAGAAAAACTATAAATACTTTTGAATACTCGCTTTGAGTATTCATGAATATTTATTTATTCAGTAAAGGAGCAAACGATGAAAGTAAAAAAAATAGCAATAGGCTTTTATGAAATATATCACAACGGACATAAGTTTGAATGTTCAAATATTCCGACTCAATTCGGTTGGGAGTGGGCCTTAGCTTTAGTAGAGATTAATAAATCTCTCGTACGTATAGAAGACGCTAATAATCCTCGAGGTTATAGAGTCGAATTAAGTGATACAGAAACATTCGAGACAACCGAATGGATAACTACTTTAGACACTTTAAAAGAGTGTAAACAAGTGGTTTTAGATAAGTTTTCAGACTAAATATTTTTGAATACTCGATTATGAGTATTCATGAATATTTATCAATATTCAGAAAGGAGGCGTTATGATCAAGTTGACTAAACTAGAGAAACTTTTTCTACAAACGCATATTGACAGTTGGGGCAAAAACGATGGCTCTAACTGTATCAATTGGAGTATTGCAGTAGGTACTGCTAAAGACTGTAATATTTCAGTTAAATCTCTTAGGGGTGTCTTTGGCTCCCTTGAGAAAAAAGGAGTGATCAAACAAGACGGTTTGATCCACGATTTCGATCTAAAAACAGGTTGGAGCACTGAGAAATTATGGTACTTCAATTTGCCTGTTTGTGCAGACGGATATGAAATTGCAACAATCGAGTTTATTGAAAAAACAATAAACAAAATATAAATATTTTAGATTACTCGCTCTGAGTAATCTTGAATATTTACAAATATTCAAATACAGAAAGAGAGCAAAAAATGACAAACATTAGAATAATCGATAAAAACCAAAAACTGTTGCCAAATAAAATAGGCACACAGTTTGGAAGCGTTAACAATTGGATTGCTTCCAAAACTTGGTATGGCTACGATCAATTAGCCATTGGCAACGGTGCGACTGCTTATTTTTGGTCTGACCGACACGCTTGCACGGTTGTTGAAATCATCAACCGTAATAAAAAACGCTACGTTGTGGTTCAACAGGACCACGCAAAGCGTACCGATAGGAATGGCTTTTCAGAAAGTCAAACCTATGAATTTACTCCCAATCTTAAGGGTAGAAAATTCATTTCTGAGGTTATCGATATCGAAACCGAAGACGGTCAACGAGGCTTTATCTTAGAGCCTAGGTCCTTTAATCCTAAAACTAACCGTTTTAGAAAAGAGGGAACTCATCTTGGCCTCGGTCAACGGTCCGAGTATTGGGACCCCTCATTCTAATAAATATTTTAGATTACTCGTTTTGAGTAATCTTGAATATTTATATATTCAAATACAGAAAGAGAGAAAAAAATGAACTTACTTAAAAATCACGCAAACTATCTACTTGACCTAGTGACAAGAGATTTAGAGGTCAATAGAAAACTTCCCACAGAGTTAAGAAACTTTAGGTGGGAGATTAAATTAGAAGATATCATCAACACGCTAGAACAAGACGTAAGAGATGAAAGAGATTTAGAGGTCAAAAGAGAGTACGTCCTAGGGGAGTGGGTTGTAAAAGAAACCTAATAAATATTTTAGATTACTCGTTTTGAGTAATCTTGA